GGTTGAGTTTGTGGGTTTCCATCAGGATCAAAATAATTTATTAATTGATCTGAATATGAATTTAATGCTGTAGCTGATGAAGAATCTACAAATGATGAATCAACTGCTCCACCATAAATAGAATTAGTCATATAGTCGTACCAAACATCGCCGGGCTTTGCTACACCAGTTCCATTTAAAGTTTGGCTACAATGAAAAGTAATTGGTTGTAAAGTTTCTGTACCTATTGCTCCAGTATTGTAAGTTAAACGAACAATGGCAAATGCTGTGCCATTCATTCTTCTTCCTGTGGATGCCCATTGTTGATCTGTTGGTAAACCTGATCTATCACCCATTAATAAAGATGTGCCATCATCTCCTGCCATATATTCCCAAGGCATTAAACCATTAGTATTTATGGCTGTAATATTTCCAGATTGATCTGATGTGTATAAAGATATAAATAATTTATTTGATATTGATGTATCAATATTTCCAGCACCATCTGTCAAACTTGATACACGATTTGGGTAAAGTGGATTAGTATCAAAAGTAATCAATTGATCTTGGTAATAAAATTTAGTTGTATCAAAACTAAATTGACCATTAGAACTAATACAAGAAATAGCCATTACATAATACATAACCCTTTGATCTGTTCTTAATGCCGCATCTACAAATCTTCCGCCTGTATAAACATTTCCATAAATTATAGGAATAGAAGCTGTAGGATCAGGGGGAACTTGTTGTCTTACATTAGTTTCTTGAAGTGATTGAGAAGTATTGTTTGCATTGGGAGAAAAAATCCTAGATGCCACAATAGATACAGCAAAAGTTGCCGCCATTTGATAGCCAATACTTAATCCATCAGTTAATATGGCAGTAGCAATAGTTAAAACTGCTGGCAGTAAACTTTTAAATCCGCTAAAGTCAATTCCTAAAAAACCCATATCTTTTCCTTATGAAACAAAATGCACGATAGGTGCAGGATTTTGTTGTGTTGATCCAATCACTTTTGATTGGCTTCCGCTGGTTGGAGTTTGACCAAAGCTAAAATAGGTTGAAGCAATAATTGGAACTCTATCCATACTGGTATCTGTAGGATAAACTGCTCTCCAGCTTGATGGATTGGTTTTTATTCCAGCAACTCTAGAATCTAATACTAACCGCATAGATGCGCTTGAAATAATACAAGTAGCTGTTCTTTCTCTTTTGTTGCTATCAAAAGTTTCATTAATGGCAATATTATTGACAATGCCTTGGTATCTTAAAAAGAATTGTTGAACTCCACCAATAGTTAAAATTTGATTATCTGAATCTAAAAATCCTCTCCAAATTTTAATTGGGCTACCTTTAATATTTGCGCCTAAAACAATATTAATATTTTCCGGAACAAGACCAGAAATAGAAAGTTTTACATCTGTGCTAGTAGCTTTCATATCTTGTTGAATGGTGGTAACACCTAAATAACTACCCATACCATCAAAAGTAATGCCATTAACAGTTACATTAGATGCCGCATTAGTTAAATTATCTGTATATGTAGGTGTTACTAATTGCACAAATTCCGCATATCGAATTGATGAGGAATTTAATGCCGCCATTGTTGTGGACATAATATTTCCTTAGTTTGTTATATCTTCTCTAAATACAAATGGACCAGACCATTCTACAAATGCACCATTCGTCATTGGTGTTAAAGTATATGTTGGGCATTGTTCTGCTATTAAATTAAATGAAACTGCATTTCCCATAGTAACTGTAGCACCAGCAGAAGGAGAACCAATAATAGGTCTATTAATATAAACTGTTGTACCAGAAGAATCTGCGGTTACTTTATAAACATATCCGCCAATCTCTATAAAATCTCCAGCTTTAAAAGTTCCATTAGAACTTAAAGTAAGAACTTGAGAATTTGGCAAAGGTGTGGAAGCCAATGTAGCGGCGGTTGCTGTGCCTTGCATAGCGGTAAACCAACTTAAATTTGGAGAATTAAATGTAATGGTTTGTGGCAATTGACGATCCAAATTATCAATTTGCTGAATAAAGGCTCTAGCAGTTGGATAATATAAATAGTTGTGCGGAGTTACAGAAAATACCCAAGGCACAGAAGTTAAATATTGAGCTATTCTTAGCTGACCTGATCTACTAACTTGTTGAGCAATCAATCTTCTGTTATTCACAGTCATCTTTTGTTGAATCTCAAATATATCTTGGAATCCAGCCATTATGTCCTACTCCTAACTGTATTGATATTCTTTTGTGCATATTGGTTAGCCGCCCAAACTGCACCAGAACTTCCATAAAGTCTATCTTCAAAAGACTTGGTATCAATAGCTTGAATATTGTAATTAGTTACATTGGTTGTGCTACCTAATGCACCGCCTAATTGATTATTTGGGATTACAGTTCCAGAATTTTTAGGAATAAATAATTCTGGTCCATTTTCTCCAACCAATGATGGAACTCCAATTGGGGGATCGCCACCACCAGCAAAGGCTTGATAAGATGGACCATAAGCACCGCCGGGAGTAGATGCTCCACCAGTAAATAATCCATCTCCATTACCGAAAGAGCTTCCCATCCCAGTTAAAGCCCTCATTACCATTGCTTTAAGAATAATTTTTTCTAAATCTTGCAAAATGCTTACTGCTAAACTAGCAAAATCTAATTTTCCTTTTGTTACAAAAGAATCAATAGCACTATTCATAGAACCAATTACTGATGAAAAAGCATCTTCAGCTATTTTGGCATTATTATAAGCATCTTCTTTAAATTGATTGAAGGCTTTATTCCAACCAAAACTAAAAGTCCTTTGAAAATCAATAGTAGCTTGAACTTGCTCTTTAGCACTTTCAATATAAGTATCTCTTAAACTTAAAATAGCGGCTTTTTGTTTTTCATATTCTGCTATTAATGCCGCACCGCCTTGTGTTCCTTTAGCGGCGGCAATTTGTTTATCAATAGCATCTCTAGCTTTTTGATTTGCATCAATTACTTTGTTTACTTCTGCTTGAACCAATGCTTCATCTTTGGTTAGGTTTAATAATTCTCTGGCTTGTATAGCCATTTGTATTTGCAAATCTGCTTGTCTTTTGTATTCAGCAGTTAAATTTTGCGCTAATCCTAATTTTTTCGCATTAGCATTAATAACATCTCTATTTGCTTGACCACCAGCACTATCACCACCAGATGATTCAGTATTGGCTTTTTTTAGCTTTTGCAAAAACTCAATATAATCAGCACCATCTTTTTTAATTTCAGTTAAACCACCTTTAAAATGCTCAATTGCTTTATCTATGCTTAATGTCAAAAGATCATTAACTGTATAAGCTAACATTTTGATTACATCAATTACATACTTTACAGCAGTTACAGCGGCTTCTCCCCAAATAGCAAATCCAACAATAAGATACTTCAATCCAGAAGCAATATAATCTAATGCACTACCAGCTTTAGTCATTTCATTGTAAACAACTAAAAGAGTTGGAATTACTGCTTCTGTAAACATCAAAGAAACTTTCCTGCCGGATGCTTCAATTTTTAAGTGAAGTTCATGCGCCATATTAACAGCTTCGGCATATCTATCAAATGATCCTTTAGTTTCTTCTAAAGTTTGAGCAAGACCAACAATATCAACACCTCTAATACCTTTGCCAAGAACTTGAAAAGCAATACCATTTCTAGTTACTGAATCTTCAATTTTTGATAAACCAGTAATAGTTTTTGCAAATAAATCTTGGGAAGATAGAGTTTGAATGTCTTTTAATGACACCCCAAGTCTGGCAAATGATTCTTGAGCTTTGGCACTACCTAATGCGGCAGTTTCTACTTTTTGATTAAATCCAGAATATATGCGTCCAGTTTCTTCAGCATTGCCACCATTTTCTTCTAAGGCTTTAGATAACTCTAAAACAGATGCAGTAGTAACATCATTGGCTTTGGCTGTAGTTGTAATGGTATCAGCATATTCCATTGCCCTTTTTGTCATTTCAACAAAAGCGGCAACACCAACAAGTTCTGCTAATTTTTCTTTTAAGCCGTCTAATTTCTTTTCAACCGCCTGAAGTCCAGTAGTGAACTCGGCAGTATCCAGCCCCATTACTACACCCAATCTAGCGATATTATTACTCATTTATATCTTTCCAATAACTCTTTTGGTGCGCCCGGATGCATTAATGCAAAGGCTATTAATTGTTTACTTGCCGCATCTTTCTTTTCTTGCTCCGACAATGGGGGATATAAATAATCGTAAACTGTAGGAATAATGTCTTGTAGCTTATATGGGGGTGCATTAGCACTTCGCATATAATTATAAACCCCAGCAGTTAAATTGCCTAGGGTTTCTAAAATCCTATTATTTCCAATTAATCCATCTGAATACATAATGCAGATGTCATTAAAAGTTTCTTCGGTTACTTCATTTGGATCAGTACCATGAGCAGTCAAATATGCTTTAACTTGCCTACGAACTGACCCTAGGACTTTCCCTTAACTGTTTTGTAAGATGGGGAAATGACAAGGCTAATTTCTTCAATTAATTGTATTTGAATAGAAAATGGGAATAATTCTTCCACCATATTATAGGTAATAGTGGACATATCAAAACCTTCTTCTTCTGGCACTATTAACTTAATTAACGACAAAATACGATTTTCAAGAATAGCTTTATTTTTGGCAGTTTCTTTTAATGAAGTGCCTTTTAATAATATATCATTATCTGTAAATACTACTTCTTCTTGCTTTTCAAATTCAGATTTATTATTAATAAATTCTTTAGATAATTCATCATAATATTTATTAACTTTATTATCATCAACGATTTTTACCGCTTCAAGCATATTTTCATATTCAGCGGTTAATGGGACTTTTACTTTAAAAGTATGCCCACCCATTTCAAATGATCGGATTCTTAAAGAATCTTTGTTAAATGATTTACCTAAAGCATTTGCAAACTGGTTCATAAATTACCTTTTCTATATTGTTTTGCTTTATATTTTTCTAAAGCAGTTCCTAAAGTCCTACCTAAACTTTGTGCCACATTCATACTTTGTGATTCTAATGCAGGGCGCATAAAAGGATGTGCCGCCATTTTATATGACCCAAATTCTTGCACATTGGCTCTAGCATCGCTAGGAATACCAATTTGTTTAATTCTTTGCCCAGCAGGGGCATGAAGATTGTGAAATGATCTATTTTTTAAGACATTACCGGGAGCAGTAGTAACTGTACCAATAATGGTATCAGTTGTTTTGATATATCTAGATCGCTTATCCTTTGCTGTAGGTCT